GGCTATGGGTCCAAATCAGTTGATCCAAGACGAAATGGTCAAGAATTGCGCCATTGGTCTGCGTGACATGATCTATATCGTCTGGAAAACACTGATTCAATACTCCGACGATTACAACATTCAGCAATTGGCTGCTGTTTGCGGTAAAGGTAAGCCATTCATGGATGCCATTTCGATGGAAAACTATGAATTTATCGACCGCAAGCTGATTAATATTGATTTGGCCTTGGGTTTCTTGTCTGACGAGAACCGTTTGACTCGTCAACAGTTAATCGGACAAGCTCAACAGCAGTTTGCCCAAGCCATGATGTCTTTGGACCCAAGTGTTCCTGAGTTGTTCTTTAAGCTGCGCCGTCCATTTGAAGATACTCTGCGTGTTCTGGGTGTCAAAGACGTTGATGCTTATTTGCCAACCATAGAGGAAGCCGCTAAGATTATTCAAGCACAAGCTGCCAAGGGTCCAAGCCCAGAACAGCAAAAAATCCAATCTGAAACTGACCTTAATAGGGCCAAGATTGAAGATACGATGGCAAACACTGCGTTTACGCAGAAGAAAGCCGAAGACATTGATACTGACAACATGTTTGAAGCCTTGGCTGCAAAACGAGGTAACCTACACTCAGTACAAGTTGATTAAGGAATTGCAATGAAAAGAATGGCAGTCAAAAGCCTAGTATTGAATATCCGTAAATATTTCAACCAGCGGACTCGTACCGCTGACGCACATAAGGATGCTGATGTAACTCGAAAAACTCTAGTCATTGAAAATGGCGAATCTGCCATGCGCCTCATGAAGAATGAGGATTTTGCACTGCTGTTTAACCTGTATAGGTTCAACATGCTAGAAAGGCTTGAAGACAGTAGAGCCGATCTAGAACGTATTGAAAATGCACATTATGTTGCTGGAGTCCGAGATTTCATCGGTTTCATTGAGAAAACTGAATATCTTGGAAAAGTGGCAAAAAAATCCAACACTTAACCAAAGAGAGTAAACTATGTCAGACGTAATCACGCAAGTGACCGCCCCTGAGCAAACTGGCGCTGTGAATCCCGCCGATGCCATCGCTGCAATGATTGCCGCTAACAAGCGTAACAGTCAGCAACCCGAAGGCAGTTCACAAACACCAGCAGGACAAGAAGAGGCGCAAGCCGAATCCCCTGAGGCGGCTCCTGTTGAAGGAACCGAACCTGAAGATGGTATTGCAAGTGAGTCAGAAACTGTAGATTCGGAAAATGATGCAGAGGCCACTGATGGTGTAACCGAAGCAATCAACTTCCTAGAGTTTGCAGAGCAGAATCCCGACATGATGTGGAGGATTCCTAATAAGGACGCAGAAGGCGGCTTTATTGAGATCCCTGTATCTAAGGCTGCTGCTATTTTGGGTCAAGGCAGTGCTATCCATGAAAATGCTCGCAAGCTTAAAGCTGAACGAGCCGATTTTGAAGAGTTTGAAGCGAAACGTCGAAGTGAACTTGATGGATTGCAGATAGGCTTGGAGTTGACGATTGTTCCTCAGTTGCAAACTGCCGCTGATGAACTGATTCAGATCCAAGAATACAACCAGCAATGGCAGCAAATCTATCAAAGCACGACTGACCCTGCTCAAAAGAGCCAAGCTGAAGCAGCAATGCGACAGAATGCCCAATTGATTCAGGAAAAGTCTGAGTTCATTAAGACTAATCGGCCTAAGGTTGAACAGTTCTATCAGCACAGGTCTGCTCTTGTTCAGGAAAGCCTGGAAAAAGCACGACAGTCCTTTACTGACAAAGAGTTGAGCAACAAGGCGATCTTTACTGAGATTCGTGAGAAGCTTGGTAAGGATTGGAAAGCGGCTAGCAGTTCTTTTGTTCCTGGTGTGCCAAACATCGATTTGGTTTCTAGTGACGAATACCTGCTGGGTTTGATTCGGGATGGTATGAAGTTCCGTGAAGGCCCAAAGGTAAAGAACGCTGGTGGATCTCTGGCTGCGGCTAGTCGTCCAGTAGCAAAAGCTAAGACAGCGCCCGAGAATGAGATTGAAAAACTCCAGAAACAGGCAAAGTCAGGCGATAAGAATGCGGCTCGTGACCTTTTAGCAACCATGCTTGCAGCAAACAAACGCAAGCGTTAAACAGGAGTTTCAAATGGCTACTATCACCTCTGCAAACCTCGGTAACGGCAACGGCTCGTATACCACCGACATCGTGGTCAAAGACCTCGACATGACTGTCTCTAACTATGTTAAAGACCGTACCCCCCTGACCAACATGGCTATGTCCAAGAAGCGCAAAGTCAACTCGACTCTGCACATCTGGCCTGTTGACTTCTATCGCACCCCAGCCTTGAACGCCAAGCTGGAAGGCGCTGCTGTGTCTGCTTCTCAAGCTGACAACAACACCCGTGCTAACTGCGGTAACTACACACAGATCTTCACGACTGTGATTGGTGCTACAGGTACTGCCCGTGCTGTTGAGCAAGCTGGTGGTGACCCACAAGCCTACCAAGAAGTCAAGCAATTGACTGAAATCATGTTTGACGTTGAACTGCAAATGGTTCGCGCTGACGGTGCTTCTATCAAGTACTCTGGTCAAGCTGCCACTCAAGGTGCATCGCCTAACAACGGTCGCCGCTTTGGCTCGCTGTACTCGTTCGCTGGTACACGTTCCGGCAACGAAACAGACGGCACTTCCGTGCTGAACCTGGCTGCTTCTGACGGCAACGACACTACTTCTGCAACCAACACCAACCAGCCTTTCAACGGCTTGTTGAGCAATGCTGGTTTGGGTTACTTCACTTTCGCAAGTGGCGTGACTTTGCAGCAGTTCAGCCCGTTCCTGTACAAGCAACTGGTTACCACTGCTGAGCAGCGTTTCAATGCCAAGATCACCAACATGGTGGTTCCAACATCGATGCGTACTCACATCAGTGACATGATGCCCACCAGCCGTTCGATCAACCGTTTCAACCCTGCTGACAAGGGTGACACGATTGGTACTTACGAAGGTGACTTCAACTACACCTACCAGATCGATGACTCTTGGGTTATGGACCAAACAGGCGCAGACAACACTTCTGCCCTGTTCCTGAACCCTGACGTTATCCAGTGGGGTAGCTTGCGTGAACTGGGTCCAAACAACGAAGTGTTCAGTTCTGCTGACGCTTCTTTGGACCAGTACATCATGGAAGGTACGCTGATTGTGCGTAACCCCGCAGGTGTTGCTGTGTTGGCTAACATCAGCCCCACTGGTGCTGCTGTGACTGCTCCACGTCCTGCTGGTCAAGTCCAGCGTTACCTGGCTTAAGCTTCAAAGCTTTTCTGAAGGGGCTCCGAAAGGGGCTCCTTTGGTAAAGCATGGAGAAAGCAATGACTGAAGACGACGAAATCAAGATTGACGAAAAATACTATTCAGAAGGCATTCTGGAAGGTGGTATTGACGGTGTTTTCCGTCACAACGATAAGTTGTTCAATGAGGTCAAATCCGGCACTTGGTCACAAACCTTTAAAACCGCCAACATCGATTACAAAGTCGGTGCTATTGACGGCACAAGGTATGTTCAATATGACCAAAAGAACGTGGAATCAATTCGGCAGATGTGTAAGGATCGCCGAGAGTTTTACAAAGAGCATGGGACAGCTAACCCGTTCTTTGCAGGAACTTTCCACGCAATGGAGCTGCCAAAATGTTTTGCCCATGAGATTAGCTCCAAGTGGTTTAATAACCGTCCTTGGGAGCTGATTAAACGAGACAAAGAGGACAAAATCTTGTTTTACGCAATCGTCAATGAGTATTACTCAGATTTTGTTTGTCACCCTAGCGGAAAGATCCCTCTTCCGTATAATCCCGCTATACCGACTAAGTAAGGATGAACTATGGCTCTCTTCATTCAATCAGCTAACACGCTTGTTAGTCGAATTGCAAATTGGGTGGGAGCCATTCCTTCAAGTGTCGGCATCAACGCTACAGCCTATAACACCACAACCAAAGTCATTACCTGCTCTGCAAACCCAACGTCTGTAGTTTCTGTTGGTGACTTTATTGGTTTTAGCGTAATGGGTCCTTACGCACTGGCTGTATCTGTTACCAGCACCACAATCACCGTAAATGATCCTGAAGGTATTTGGGATGATGCTGTAATTCCTACAGCAATTATCAAAATTCCTACACAATCGACTATTGAGATTACTCAGTCTATTCAAATGGCTGAACTCAAGATGCGGACGATTGAGCTTCCTGCTTTGCGTAGTAACCCCTACGACGATGTTGATCCGGCAATTCTGACAACAGATGCAAAGGGCATGGCTCCAATCCCTGCGGACATGTGCTTCCCGATTCTGTTCTTCCAAGAAAGCCAACCCACTGATCAGCCTCCAGGCGGTACAAACTTGGGTCCTTGGATTGTTTATGACCGAGTTGGTGACCGAGAGATCATTCGTCGCAGGATGATTGACCAGTTGTACATCCGTCCATTTGGTGTGCCACGGGTTATTCGTGCTTCTTTCTCTGAAGTCGGTCCTAACTACGTGTTTACGCCAAACCCTGGTGAAAACGTCATCATCAAGGCGTATTACCAGCGAGTCTTTCCATTCTTGTTTAGCTCAACTGCTGATGTTGACTATCCTGTTGTTCAAAGCAACGCAATTTTGGCCTCATTCCCTGAAGGTTACTTCTATGGGACATTGTGGGCTTACTACGACAAGAACAAAAACACAGAAGAAGCCCAGAAATGGCTTTCTCGTTTTGACGACTCATATGGTCTGATTGAAGACCAGAACTACAAGGGCAAATGGCGTGGTGGTGATCAACATTTGACATCTGAATTCCAGCCACGTACTTATCGTTACAGCTTCAAGTGAGATAACCCATGCCATATCAAGCACAACCCAGCACTGAAACAACAAGCCTGTACGGTACGACTGTAAAGTTTGGCGTTACAGGCCCTACTGGTCCAACAGGCCCAACTGGACCTACTGGCGCTCCATCTACTGTTGTTGGCCCCACAGGACCCACAGGCAGTACTGGCCCCACAGGTCCTACAGGTGCAGCATCAACAATTGCTGGCCCTACAGGCCCCACAGGAGCCACTGGTAACACTGGTCCCACTGGTGCTGCTTCTACCGTAGCTGGTCCCACTGGCCCAACAGGAAGCACTGGTTTAACAGGAGCCACTGGTCCTACAGGTGCAACAGGTGCTGCATCAACTGTCGCTGGTCCAACTGGACCTACAGGCGCTCAAGGTATCTCAGGCCCTACTGGTCCTACAGGAGCGCAATCAACAGTAGCAGGACCCACTGGTGCAACAGGTCCTACGGGCATGCAAGGTCCTACAGGCCCTGGTGGTGTGTTGGGAAATTGGGGTTCTTTTTATTCAACCCAAGACCAAGCAGCAGCCAGCACAACAGTTGCTTATCCCTTAACACTGAACAACACTGACCCTGACTCTAGTGGTGTAAGCATTGTTTCCAACAGCAGAATTACTTTTGCAAATGCTGGTGTTTACAACATTGAGTTTTCTGCTCAAGTAGACAGGGTTTCAGGCTCAGGTACTGATACTGTTGATATCTGGTTTAGAAAAAATGGAACTGACATTCCAGAAAGCAACACAGTTGTAACTGTATCTGGTGGTGCTTCTGCTGCAAAAACTGTTGCAGCATGGAACTACATGCTTGATTTGTCTGCCAGTGACTATGTGGAATTGGTTTGGAGAACATCAGATATCAATCTTCAATTAATTCACGAACCAGCAGCAACAAGCCCCACCAGACCAGCAATACCTAGTGTTATTGTTACTGCTCATCAGGTGATGTATCAGCAGATTGGCCCAACAGGATCTACTGGTCCTACAGGCCCTCAAGGTGTTGCAGGTCCTACTGGCCCACAAGGCATTCAGGGTGTAACTGGTCCAACAGGTCCACAAGGCATTCAGGGTGAAGTAGGCCCAACTGGACCACAAGGAGAAGTAGGCCCAACAGGTCCTACAGGTAGCCAAGGCGATCTTGGACCAACAGGCCCACAGGGTATTCAGGGTATCCAAGGTATCCAAGGCGTTACAGGTCCCACAGGCCCTGACGGAGCTATTGGTCCCACAGGTCCAACAGGAACAAGTGGTCCTACTATTTATCCTGCTGCTGGTGTTGCTATTTCCACTGGTACTGCTTGGGGCACATCTGTTGCTCCTGGTACTGCTGGCAACGTCCTGACATCAAACGGCACAGATTGGCAGTCAGCGCCAAGTTCAGGTGTCTCAACAGGCAAGTCCATCGCTATGGCAATTATCTTCGGATTCTAGCGTCCAAATGTTACACTGTGGCTTTTGGAGAATAAAGCCATGTGGACAGACGATCAACGAAAGGCAGCAAGTGAACGCGCAAAAGCAAGATGGGCAAACCCAGACTACAAGAGTAGTCAAGGCAAAGCCATTTCTAAGCCACCCTGCTGTCCTGAGTGTGGGGAAACTGATATTGCCAAATTTTATGTTGACTCATCTGGTAAGCGTGCAACCAAAGTTTGCCGTGAATGCCATAAAAAAGCATGCAACGAAAGATGGCACGCAAGATCGCCAATTGATCGGTGGGCTTCAAGAAGTTACAAGTACGGTGTTACTAAAGAATTTTTGGTTGAACTCTTTGAAAAGCAAAATGGACATTGCGCCATTTGTGGTGAAATACCAAAAACCGAGCGTGGTTTGCATGTGGATCACTGCCATAAAACTGGAGTTGTTCGGGGTCTTTTGTGCCACGGCTGCAACACTGGTCTTGGGTCTTTTAAAGATAGCCCCGAACTCTTCATTAAAGCAATCTCTTACCTGAAAGGTACATAATCATGGCCGCACCAAACATCGTAAACGTCACCACCATCATTGGTAAGACAGCGTATCTCACACCAGCCAACACCACAGCTAACGTGCTGTTGGCAAACGCTGCATCGTCCAACAAGGTCTTCAAGATCAACCAAATTGTTGCTGCAAACGTCAACGGCTCTGCTGCTGTAGACACTACGGTGGTGATCAACTCCAATGCTGCTGGCTCGGGTACATCGTTCCCTGTTGCTTCAACGATTGCAGTGCCATCTGATGCATCCTTGATCGTTGTTGACAAGACAACTGCCATTTACTTGGAAGAAGACAAGTCCATTGTGGTGACTTCTGGCGCATCCAGTGGAATCACTTACAGTATCAGCTACGAAGAAATCTCATCCTGATTGAGGGCTGCTGAATGTCCATGCGTTACAAAGGCGGGGTGATCTCCGCAACATCACCTACGACCAGCCAAACGAGTGCGTCTGGCTCATGGACGCTTGAACAGCAGATGCAAGCCACAGCCGCTGGCAACTGGCCTCGTAATGGCCCTTTTAACTGGATTGAAGACGTCTTCAGCACTTGGCTGTACACCGGAAACGGTTCAACACAGACAATTACCAATGGTGTTGATCTGGCGGGTAAGGGTGGGTTGGTTTGGACGAAAAGCAGGAGCAACGTCAGCAATAACACACTGATTGACACCGTTCGCGGAGGCGACTTCGCTCTTGTAAGCAACTTGACCAACGGGCAAGGGAGTGGGTACGGAGTCACGTTTAGCAGCACGGGATATTCAACCGCTTCAAACATTGCATCCGGCCAAAACTACGCCTCATGGACCTTCCGCAAGCAGCCGAAGTTCTTTACGGTCATCACCTACACTGGCACAGGTAGCGCGAGGACGGTGGCACACGACCTTGGCAGTGTTCCCGGTTGCATCATTATCAAGCGTATAAATTCAACTGGTAATTGGACAGTTTGGCATAGAGGAGTCACATCACCAAATGCTAATTGGTGGTTAAATTACGGAGTATTGCAAACAACTGCTGCATTTAATTTTTGGGGCAGCACTAATGGTTTGTCCTCTGAACCAACATCCACCTCATTTAGTTTAGGAAGTGGTTCAAGTGACATAAACGAATCTGGTTCAACCTACGTCGCCTACCTATTCGCCCACAACGCTGGTGGCTTTGGTACGTCTAACGCGGACAATGTGATTTCGTGTGGGTCTTATACAACCGACTCAAGTTTCATTGGCCCAAACGTAAACCTTGGATATGAACCTGCGTGGGTTTTGGTCAAGAATTCATCTGGAAACGGAGCTTGGTCAATTATTGACAACATGCGTGGTTGGACGGCTGACGGAAACGTAACCTTGCTAAACCCAAACACCAGTTCATCAGAAGGCACAACAACGCAGTTCAAAATCAACGCAACTGGTTTTCAAGACAACGGGGCGTTTGCTGGCAACGCAACAATGATCTACATCGCCATACGCCGTGGCCCGATGAAAGTGCCGACAACGGGGACGAGTGTATATACGACGTTTTTGCCAACAACTTCAGGATCATCTATTCCGACAGGATTTCCAGCAGACACAAGCATTCAGGCTTTTCAAGCTGGTGGACAAACATGGTCTCCTGAGTGGACTGCTCGCCTAACTGGAAACCAGTATTTAGTGTCTTCCAGCACTGCTGCTCAGACATCTACTACTATTAGTTGGGCAAGCAATACATCAATTATTCGATCTAATGGCAGTGGGCGGGTGTTTTGGAATTTTGCCCGCGCCCCCGGCTTCTTTGATGTGGTTTGCTTCAACGGAGTTGATTCTGGAACCAAGAGCGTAAGCCACAACTTGCAAGTTGTTCCTGAGTTGATGATCACAAAGGCTAGGAATGACGCGATCAGTTGGTATGTGTATTCAGCGGCTCTTGGTGTTAATAAATGGCTAAGGCTTAACGCGACAGACGCTGAAGCATCGTCCACTGGCGCATGGGGTAGTACACCAACTTCAACAGCGTTTACCGCGACAACGACAATTCTTGCTGGTTCTGCCACCAACTATGTTGCCTACCTCTTTGCCTCCTGCCCCGGCGTGAGCAAAGTTGGATCGTTTACAGGCACTGGCGCAACTCAGGTCATCAACTGCGGCTTCACTGGTGGTGCAAGGTTCGTTCTGATCAAGGCCACCAGCACCACAGGCAACTGGTTGGTTTGGGACTCTGCCCGAGGCATCGTAGCGGGTAACGACCCCTACCTCACCTTGAACAGCACAGCCGCTGAAGTCACCAACACCGACTGGGTGGACACTGCTGCAACAGGCTTTGAACTGAGCAACGCTGCTGGCAATTTGGCTAACAGCAACGGCGTTTCGTACATCTTCCTTGCCATCGCATAAGGACAACACATGAGCGATCGTTTCCCCGGTGGGTTTATCACCAAGGACACTCCAGTAACCACGCAGACTTCTGCGCCTGGTGTGTGGACACTTGACCAAGCCATGCAAGCCACCAAGGCAGGTAACTGGCCTGTCAACGGACCTTTCTATGTTGAGGATGTGTTCTCTACTTGGCTGTACACCGGAAACGGTTCAACACAGACAATTGCCAATGGTGTTGATTTGGCGGGTAAGGGTGGAATGACGTGGATTAAGGACAGGGGAACAACTGCTGGTCACGGCGTTATTGACACTGTGCGTGGCGCTTACACGCCGATCTACACCAACTTGACCCAAGCGCAAAGCAACTTCTCGCCCTACACAATTTCAAACTTCCTATCTTCTGGCTTCATTGTTGTTGACGACTCGGCTGGGAGCTGGGGCGTTAACGGCACTGGGAACAACTACGCCTCATGGACCTTCAGAAAACAGCCAAAGTTTTTTGATGTGGTGACGTGGAGCGGCAACGGTGCTGCAAGCAGAGAAATTTCCCATGCTCTTGGCTCGGCACCGGGATGCGTAATTGCAAAGCGCACGAACAACACAAGTTCTTGGAGCGTCTATCACAGAGGTGTTACTGGGACGCTTTACCTGAACCTGACCAACGCAGCAGGTACGGTCACAGACATCACTGCGGTAAGCGCAACCACATTTACCGTTGACATCAGCCGGAACGCTTCTGGCTCTGACTACGTAGCCTACCTATTCGCCCATGACGCTGGTGGTTTTGGTCTGTCAGGATCTGATAATGTGGTTTCGTGTGGGTCATTTACGACTGATTCAAGCAGCAACGTTACCGTCAATCTCGGGTACGAACCTCAGTGGGTGCTTTACAAAGTCAGTTCTGCATCTGGTTACGACTGGGGCATCATCGACAACATGCGGGCATATTCGCTTACATCTGGTAGGCCGCTTAACGCAAACACTTCTGCCGCTGAGTCGCAAGCGTTTAACGGAACTTTTGCTTTTTTCCCAACTGCCACTGGTTTCCAAAGTGCAGGAGGATTACCGCCAAGCCAGACATTCATCTACATCGCCATACGCCGTGGTCCTATGAAAACCCCAACAACGGGGACTAGTGTGTATTCGCCTTTTGCATACACTGGAGACGGAACCGCAGATAAAGTTCAGTCAGTTGGTATAACTCCAGACGTTCTTTTATCTAAGTCACGCTCGGGCACGGGGGTATCTCCAGTATTTATTGACAGGCTGCGTGGCAATGATCAGATTCTCCAGTCTGGAAGTACGGATGCAACCATTTCAAATAGCTGGATTGACATTGTTGGTACTGCGGCTAATACGGTGGTTACTCCAACTTCTGCCTCTGGAAACATTGCGTACACAAACGCTAGTGGGGCAACCTATATTGACTGGCTCTTCCGCCGCGCCCCCGGCTTTTTCGATGTGGTTTGCTATTTAGGAAATAACAACTCAGGCGGACAATCAATTACTCACAATTTGACGGTAGTTCCAGAGCTAATAATTTCAAAGAACAGGACTGTCTCTGGTGGTTGGTATGTTTACGCAGCTCCTTTAGGGACAAGCCAAACTCTGCAACTCAACAGCACTGCAACGCCAACAGGAGGGATTTTTAACCTACCTGCTGCACCAACAGCAACAACTTTTGGCGTCAGAAGTCTTGTGAATGAGGACTATAACTACATCGCCTACCTCTTTGCCTCCTGCCCCGGCGTGAGCAAGGTGGGAAGCTACACAGGTACTGGTACAACACAGACGATTAACTGCGGATTCACAGCAGGTTCACGGTTCGTTCTTATCAAGCGCACTAACTCCACTGGTGATTGGTATGTCTGGGACTCTGCTCGTGGCATCGTTGCTGGTAATGACCCATACTTGCTGCTCAACTCAACCGCTGCTGAAGTTACAAACACTGACTTTATAGACACCGCAGCAACAGGTTTTGAAATATCCTCAACCGCCCCGGCAGCAATCAACGCTTCTGGTGGAACATTCATCTTTCTTGCAATCGCTTAAAAGGAGCAAAACATGGAAATCCGTATCCGCAACACTGGTGAGGTGATGACAGAAATCACCTTCCGCACGACTTTCAAAGATCGTGTGCTTCCCAAGCAACTGAGCGAAGAATGGCTTGCCGCTTTTGCTGGTGGCTGTGACATCGTGTTTGAAGGCCCACAAGCCACAACCACATCACCCTACGAGTTCAGCTACCGCAACGGTGTTGAGCAAGTAGAAGGCAAGTGGTACACCAAGTACTCTGTTGGCCCTGTCTTTACAGACAAGCCAGCCACTGACACAGAACCAGCCAAGACTGCTGCTGAGCAGATGACTGAGTACCGTGCCATGAAAGACGCAGAGCAAGCCAAGTCTGTACGTCAAAGCCGTAACGACAAGCTCAAGGACAGCGATTGGACTCAAATTGCTGACAGCACTGCTGACAAACAAGCTTGGGCTGCTTACCGTCAAGGACTGCGTGACGTTACTGCCCAACAAGGCTTTCCCTGGACCGTAGAATGGCCTGTGGCTCCATAACCATTTAATTGCATAGGATTGAATATGAAAATTGCCGTGTACGCCATCAGTAAAAACGAGGAACAGTTTGTTCAACGGTTTTGCGATTCTGCTAAAGATGCAGATTTGATATTGATTGCAGATACTGGTTCGACAGATAAAACTGTTGAAAAAGCATTGAAGTGCGGAGCCAAGGTTTATGATATTTGTATCAAGCCTTGGCGATTTGATAAAGCAAGGGACACTGCTTTAGCTTTGATCCCTGGTGACTTTGATGTCTGTATCTCTCTAGATCTTGATGAAGTCCTAGAACCAGGATGGCGTGAAGAAATAGAGAGAGTTTGGACAGAACAAACCACCCGTTTGAGATACAAGTTTGATTGGGGTTGTGGTATTTCTTTCTTTTACGAGAAGATCCACCACCGTCATGGTTACCACTGGCATCACCCTGTGCATGAGTACCCTCGTCCTGATGGCAGGATTGTCGAGGTCTATGCCCATACGGACATGCTGCTGGTAAGCCACCACCCTGATCCAACAAAGTCTCGTGGTCAATACATGCCATTGCTTGAGTTGGCGGTTAAGGAAGACCCGTATTGCCCTCGCAATGCGTTCTATCATGCTCGTGAACTAACCTTCTACGACCGCTGGGAAGAGGCCATAAAGGCATTAAATCGCTATCTGGCTATGCCTGAGGCTACTTGGGCAAACGAACGCTGCTATGCCATGAGATTGCTTGGCAAAGCACATGAAGAAACAGGTGATGGATGGACGGCACAGAAGTGGTACAGATTGGCTTGTGCTGAAGCTCCAAACACCCGTGAGCCTTGGGTTGATTTGGCTATGTTCTGTTACCGCAGGAATCTGTGGACAGAGTGCTATTCAGCAGCAAAGCAAGCCTTACAGATTGTTGACAAACAGGCTGTATATACGATGGACCCATCTGTGTGGACTGAAAAGCCTTTTGACCTGGCTTCCCTTGGTGCTTGGAACCTTGGACTGAAGGCAGAAGCAGTTGATTTATGCAGAAAAGCTTTAGAATTCAACCCAACTGATAGCAGATTAATCAGGAATCTAGAGCAAATGACAACCACGGTGACATAACATGGCTGATTACACCCGTCTGCGGACTCCATTTACCAACATGTCATTTACTCCTGACGTTCCGAGTAATGCTCTTGGTCCAAATGAATACAACAACGGGCGTAATATTGAATCCGATGTTCGTGGTGTCAAAAAGATCTTTGGTGAAGAAGAGATTCTGAGCGTTATTCCCAACGAACCCATCTTTATGGAAGGTGGGTATCGTTCGGAAACTCAATGGGTTTACATTGTTGCGACAAGAAACTCTTCTAACGAAGGCAGGTGGTACATGCTTACCTCTGCTGGTATCAGCAACATTACCCCTGGTGTTGGTTCAAATCCAAGTGTTTTCCTTGCTGGCTACACTGCTGATTTGAATATCACCATGTCTGTTGTTGGTGGCGTGTTCTTTATCAATGACACGCTGAACAACCCCATGTATTTCCTGTCAACAGCCAATGAGATTGCCATTGAGTCTGATGCCAACTGGAATTACGAGCCTGGGGTTACCAAAACCACTGCTGGGTTTGTCAGGAACTACTCCTCTCCTAACCTTGGCAACATCTTGGTTGCTGGCAACATCACCAAAATCATTGGTGGGATTGAGTACAACTACCCCACTACAGTACGTTGGTCACAGCAATTTGCCCAAACTGGTGTGCCAGGAACATGGGAGCCAACCCTGTCTAACGTGGCTAACGAGCAAGAAGTTCCTGTTCGTGGTCCACTGATCGACGGCTTTGTTTTTGGTGGCAACTTCTATGTATGCTCGTATTGGGATACTGTTGTTTTTTCGCCAATTAACTACCAGAACTCCACAGCACCAGTGTTCGGCATTCGCCTGTACAACCAAGGTCGTGGGTTGATTAACAACAACTGCTGGTCAAATGCAGACTCCAATGTTTACGGTGTTGATTCCCGAGACATTTGGGTGTTTGACGGTGCAAGCTTCCAATCCTTGGGCAACCAGAAGGTCAAGAACTATTTCTTCAGTAACCTGAGTACGCAGTACTCTGACCGTATCTTTATGGTCAACAACACTCAGAAGAACCAGATTGAGATCTACTACCCTGATCTGACTTCTACTGGTTACTGCAACAAGATGCTGTCATACAGATATGACTTGCAGATCTGGAATGCCCCTAAAGACATTGCCAACGCTTGTATGGGTGCTGAAGGACCACAGTTTATTTCTGGTTCGTTTAAGAAGGCTTCTCGCTTAGTTACCTATGCCCGTGGTGGTGTAGCTAACCAGAAGCTG